CTTTTCTAATTGCTTATGAAATTCACTACCCTTAATTTCTATAAATCCATCACATTCCGGCTCAAGTTGTTCAAGTGAATCACATGTAATAGCTAAATATAAAATGCCATCATATGAAAAAGTAGTATAAGAATGTGGGTTATAGCATAAATCCTTAAAATAGTCACCCCAATATACTGGTTCAAGATTGACGATAATTTTTTTAATAATGCATTCTTTTTGAAATTCTTTCAGAGTTTTTGAAGTTTTCTTGAATTCATACAAATCATTAAATTGTCTGCTACGCTTAAGTTCCGTTGCAAATTTTGATAAATTATTTGTTGTATTTTCAATATGTAGTGCAATGTGTTTTTCCCATGTGTCGGTAAATGGTTTATTTATCGGTCCATTTCCAGCCAAATAATATTGATGACCGTCAATGCCATGGGAAGAATAAAAATCAGCAATAAATTTATTACGTTCTTTATAATTTTTTCTGTAAGTTGCAACATCATCTAAAATTTTTTGATTTTTAATCATGTAAAACTTTGTCATAATTTTTCCCCTTTCCGTCACAGGTTCAAGAGAGCCACCCTCCGCTCAAAACATTATTGAAGGTGATATTTTGAAACAGATTTCTAAAATTTTATATATTTCTACATTCATATGGGGTGAGTGGCTCACCTCAACCTGTGATACTTATTTAAAATCAATTACCTTTTTTTAGTAGTTCTTCATCTGGTATAAGCATTCCGAGATGTACACCGGTTAATTTTTCTAACTTAGTTCGTAACTTGTCGAACATCATGTTATTTATGTCTTTGGTACATTCTGAATACAATCTGCAATATCTACAACATCCAAATACCTGTCCTTTAAAAATTACGCTTTGATAAAATCTTGCAATGCAGCGCAATTCATCTTTGGTTAGTTTTTCTTGGTTCATGAAAATCTCCTTTTTTACTGCTGACATATGTAAACCACTCTGCCACAAGAAAGGAGTCACTGTTTGCTAAATGGAAACCCAAACAGATACAAAAAACAAAAACAGAGTGGCTGGCATATGCCAGCAGATTATTTTTAAAATAAGTCGTCTATTGTACAATTCAATACATTCGCAAGTGTCGGCAACTTATCACTTCTTGGCGATGCTTCGCCTGTTTCCCACTTCGCGATGGTTGACCTATCGACATTGATTAACTTTGCAAGACTTTCTTGTGTCAAATTTGCTTTTTCTCGTAACATTTTTAAATTGTTCATTCTTCTCACCTCCCTAAAGTGATGTTCCTTCACTTGTGATTTATATTATAAGTGAAGTTTTCTCACTTGTCAAGACTTTTTCGAAAAATAGGTGAATTTTCTTCACTTTATCTTGCTATGTGAAGTTTTTTCACATATAATATTTTTGAGGTGATTATCATGAATATCCTTAGGGAATTGCGAACAAAAAAAGGTGTATATCAAAAGGATGTAGCAAAGTATCTTGGCGTAGACAGAACAACATATGTTAAATATGAACGTGGAGATAGTGAACCCAGTATTGACATTATAAAAAAATTGGCTAATTATTTTGATGTAACTGTTGATTTTTTAGTTGGGGAAGAAAAAAAAGCAAATACTTTAGACGAACAGTTAAGCGGAATTGAATTCGCATTATACGGTGAGATACACGATTTAACAGATGACGAAAAACAGGACATTCTGTCATATGTTAAATTTAAAAAATCACAACGACAAGAATAATATTAAACTGCTTGTTTTGATTTACCGAACTGCAACACAAAGGAATATATAAAAAAGGGGGAAATGCACTAATGAAAAATGAAAAAAATTTATTTACAAAAAAAATATGGGAATATCCACCAACCACCATAAAATCATTTTCGATTATTACTTTAATTTTAAGCATATTATTATGTTTGCTTAGTTTATTATTATGCTTAGTTATACCTTTTGCAGGACTCCTTGGAATTATATTCTCCATTTTTTTGTTTTGTGTTGCAAAAAAACAACGCAATATCGCAGAACAACTTGAAACGGGTACGTTTTCACCACCCTCGGAGGTGACGGTCAAACAACCTAACCCAGGTATAAAAAACGTCAAGAAGGAAGTAATCAATTTTTATAATACACCCGAAGAGTGTATCAATACGTTTGTAGTTTTCGATTTAGAAACAACAGGACTTGACGCTTCATATGATGAGATAATACAGATAGGTGCAATCAAATACATAGATGGAGTAGAAACAGCACGTTTTTCTACATATGTCAAACCTAATGTTCCAATTTCAAAAAGTGCATCTAAAGTTAATCATATCTACGCATCAACCGTTGCATCTGCTCCGGACATATCAGTGGTATTGCCACAATTCGTTGAATTTGTTGGTGATTATGATTTAGTGGCACATAATTCAGCTTTTGATATGAAATTTTTGCAAACCGCATTAAATTGTACGGGAATGAATATTTTGCGTAATAACGTGCACGACACGCTTGATTATGCTAAAGACATACTTTCGTTACCCGATTATAAATTAAGCACAATAAAAAAATACTATAATATACACATTTCATCACATGATGCACTGAATGATTGCTTAATATGTTCAAGAATATACCTTGATTTTTTTAATTATTATATTGATTGTGTCATTCCTAAATATGATGAATTAACAAATGATGCTTACCGTTGTTTTTTAGACACCACTGGAACTATTGACAATGATAACATATCTGATACTTTCAGAGGTATCATCGAAAAGAAGTGCATTGAAAACGGTGGCAAATGTTATAAATCAGCTGCTAAAAATGCAAAATATGCAATTATAGCCGGTAGTTTAAATAAAAATAATAATCGTGTACGATATTGGCATGAAAAAGGATATAAAGTAAATGAAATTAATGAATTTGTTAAATTTTTAAATTTGAAATAAGCATCAAATCGGAGGACAAATAATGCTAAATCAACTCAATCAATATGCAATACAACATAATATAGACGTCGATTTTTTTTCAATGCGAGCAATTAAAGCATTGTCCATACCCGGTGCTATTGCATTAAATCCGTTAATGATTCATACAATGCCTGAATTGATAGATGCGTATTCACATGAATTAGGGCACCACGAAACAGGTTCATTTTACAAAATTGATTCAAAATATGAAACACGACAGCGTATGGAAGAAAAAGCAACACGCTGGGCAGTACAAGAATTGATTCCGGCGGACAAACTATTGGCAGCATTTGAAATGGGATATACTGAAATATGGCAGTTAGCTGAATATTTCAATGTCACGGAAGATTTTATAAAAAATACAATAAGAATACATAGAGTAAAGGGCAATATTTAGGGAGTGATGCTTTTATGAAAGTCGGAATATATTCAAGAGTTTCTACCCAAGAGCAAGCACGAGAGGGTTATTCGATCGGCGAGCAAGTAGAACGTCTAAAAAATTATTGTGCCGCTAAAGGTTGGATTTTATATAAAACATATACTGACGCAGGCTTTTCCGGTGCAAATACTGACCGCCCCGGAATGCAACAATTAATATCAGATGTTGCTGATGGTAAGATAGATATGGTATTGGTATACAAATTAGACCGTTTAAGCCGTTCACAAAAAGATACACTTTTTTTAATCGAAGATGTATTTATAAAAAATAATGTCAATTTTGCATCTATAACAGAAAATTTTGATACATCAACACCCTTCGGACGTGCTATGATTGGTATATTATCAGTATTTGCACAGTTGGAACGTGAACAATTCAGAGAACGTTCCATAATGGGAAAAGATGCAAGAGCAAAGGAAGGACTACATCACGGAGGCGGAGCACCAACAGGGTATGATTATATTGACGGTCAACTTATAATAAACAAAGAAGAAGCCGAATTGATAAAGGAAGCATATCGTCTATTTTTGGAAGATGATATGACTATGATGGGAATAGCGGCTAAATTATCAGTATTTTCAGAGAAATTCAAGTATGATCACCGAATCAGAAAGATGTTGACAAATCCTCTTTATGCCGGATGGACACATTGCCGTGACGAGCTGTACAAGGGGCAACACGAAGCAATTATATCTCAAGAAGTATTTGATAATGTACAGACCAAATTGAAAATAAGAGCCGAAAATAATCCCCATTATCGTAATGCATTTAACAGAACATCTTTGCTCGCAGGTATTCTATGGTGCAAAAAATGCGGTGCAAGATATTTTAAAAGAGTTCGCCGATACGAAAAGGGTAGCAAAGTATATTATTATAATAAATATCAATGTTATAGTCGTAGTTCATATAAAAATATGGTCCGAGATAAAAGTTGCAAAAATAAAATATGGACTATGGACGTATTGGATAAAGCAGTAATTGATGAAATAAAAGCATTAGTGGCAAATCCAGCCGAAGTTGATAATATTATTAAACTAAACCAATCAAACAATAACATCACAGAAAAAAAAGAATTCTATAAAAAAAGAATCAAAGAAATAGAAAAACAAATGAATAAGCTAACTGATTTGTATAGCATAGACGGAATTGATATTGACTTTGTGGCAAAGAAAATCACTGCACTAAATACCGACAAAAAACGTATAGAATCAGAAATGAATGCGATTAACGAACACAAACCATTAATTTCAGCCGAAGATGCAAAGAAAAGATTATCCGGTATATCCAACATCTTAGACAACGGAGAATTTACGGAAAAGGTTAAAGTTATAACATCATTAATCAACAGAATTGAAGTAGATGATGATGATATTTATATCTATTGGAACTTCGTCTGATTTTTATTTTGCCCATTTCGGCATATCATTCAACCTCGGTTAATACTGCTAAGGTAACTTTAAAGAAATACTTCAAATCAACCGAATAAAAACCTCTGTTAAACGGCACAGCCTCAATGTCCGTAAACACCCAAATCACTTCGGCTTTTGTGCATTTAACGTTTATTGCTCTGTCCACAATATCCTGACCGCACGAAGTCAAGTACACGCGTACATTTTCCAAGCAGTCTTTATCCCTGCAACTGTCATATATCTTATCAGTATGTACACACACTGCTTCACGGAAATTTGTATCACAAGGATATTTTCTTTCTCTTCCGCAGTCATTACAGCAATTTCTGTTACAATCAGCCATTTATTATCATTCCTTTCTATGTTTTTGGGATTTTCCCTTGGTATAGAATATGAAACTCACCGAAAAGTGTTACTTTTACCGATTATTTTAAATTAAAGTCTGAAAATTGCAAACATTTCTATTTGGATTATGATATAATATGAAAAGTTTAGAAGTATCACGAAAGGAATTAAAACATGAACAAAATCACAGTAACCACAAACAAAAAAGCATCTATGTCCGATTTTTACGGTATATTTTTTGAAGACATAAACCATGCCGCCGACGGCGGACTTTACGGTGAAATGATACGCAACAGGGCGTTTGAATTTTCACCTATGGACAATCCGTCATACCAGGCGTTGACGGCTTGGAAACGTATTGAAGAGGGCGGTGCGTCGGTATCGTCATTTGTATCAAACAAATCACCGTTTTCAAAGCGAAATCCGAATTATCTTATTCTTGAAATTAACAAAGCAGGCACAAGAGCCGGCATAAAAAATCTCGGCTACAACAGCGGTATTGCGGTAAAGGAAAATGAAAGCTACAATTTTTCATGCTACGCAAAAAGTGACAAGCCTTGTGAAATAACAGTTTCAATAGACAACGCATACGGTGAAGTCATTACAGAAAAGTCGCTTAACATCACGTCAAACGAATGGACGGAGTATTCATTTACATTAACATCACCTGTTGACGATTTGTCGGCAGTGCTTGCAGTCACATCAAAGCAAGAATGTAAATTCTGTCTTGATTTTGTATCGTTATTCCCCGTAAAAACCTACAAAAACCGTAAAAACGGTATGAGAAACGACATAGCCGAAATGCTTGCGGACCTAAAGCCTAAATTTATGCGTTTCCCGGGCGGTTGTCTTATCCACGACGGCACACTTAATTCCGACGACAGAAACTCAATGTACCGTTGGAAAAACACAATCGGTGCTGTAACCGACAGACCGTCACGACGTAACAACTGGCGATACAATCAATCGTTGGGACTCGGATATTTTGAATACTTCCAATTCTGTGAGGACATCGGTGCAAAGCCTTTGCCTGTACTTCCTGCCGGATATAATCCGCATATGGAGCAAGCCGTTCCGCTTGACGAAATGCAGGAATGGATTGATGACGCACTTGACCTTATCGAATTTGCCAACGGCACTGCCGACACGAAGTGGGGCAAAATAAGATGTGATATGGGACACACCGAGCCGTTCAATCTTGAATATCTTGCAGTCGGCAACGAAGAAGTCGGTCAGGGCTTTTGGGACAGATATGACCTTTTCCACAAAGCCATAAAAGAGAAATATCCGCAAATAAAAATAATCAATTCCGCAGGGCCTTTCCCGCAAGGCGGTGAATTTGAACGCGGTTGGAACAACGCAAAAAAGAACAGCTCTGACCTTGTTGACGAGCATTACTACACATCACCCGAATGGATGCTTGCCAACTGCCACCGTTACGACAATATGCCGTCAGACGGTCCGAAAGTATTCTTAGGCGAATACGCGTCATGGGGCAACACATATTACAACGCACTTATCGAGGCGGCATATATGACAGGACTTGAAAACAACGCACACGCAATCGGTCTTGTATGCTATGCACCGCTTTTATGCAATGTTGACTACATAAACTGGCAGCCCGATATGATTTGGTTTGACAATCACAGAGTATACGGCAGTGCGAATTACTATGTACAAAAAATGTTTATGAACTGCACAGGCAGCGACCTGCTTGACGTAAAGCACGACGGTTTTGACAAGCCTATCACTCTTGGCAGTGACAAAATCAGCGGTAATATTGAGATTGAAGCTGACAGATGCAGTGCGAAATTTTACGATATTAAAATCATCGACATCGCAACAGGCAATGTAAAAACATACGACAATCTATCATTCAGCAACGGCGGCAAAGCCGTTATAGACAGCATAAACTCAAATCATTACAAAGTCGAATTTACCGCCAAACGCACGGCAGGCGACAAAGGTTTCCGCCTGTTCTTCGGCAAGTCGGACGATAAAAACTTAATTCAATGGTTTATCGGCGGTTGGCAAAATCAAGACACAGAAGTCAACGCACAAGTAAACGGACGCGGTTCGTGCCTTGACCACAAC